AAGTACTGGTGCAACAGGTGCAACAGGCGCGGGTGCAACGGGCGCAACTGGATACAATGGATCAACAGGGGCTACTGGTACAACAGGTGCAATAGGAAGTACTGGTGCAACAGGTGCAACAGGTGCAACAGGCGCGGGTGCAACGGGCGCAACTGGATACAATGGATCAACAGGGGCTACTGGTCCTGGTGCGACTGGTGCTACAGGCATCACAGGTGCTACTGGAGTAGGTGCAGGCTCAACAACTGGTAGTTGGACATTATCAGCAGGTACTAACACAGTAAGTCTTACAGTACCGTTAAACGGCACTTACTCAATATGGATCAGGGGAAATATTCCAAGTGGTATTGTTACATATACTGCTACAGTGGTTGTTACAAATAACAATGTTCCAGTACTGGGTAGTAGTTATGGTTGGTATTATGCAGCAGGTAATGCATTAGTGCTTACAGCAATACCTGCACAGATTGTTGGAACTGTGAACAATATTAGTAGTGCTGTAGTTAGTACTACAACTGCCAATGTATTTACATTTGGTATTACTAACAATAGCGGAACATCACAGGTAGTAAATTGGGGTTACATTACACTTTAATAGTTAGCAACTGGTCAATAGGTTAAAAAGATAAATATAAAATAGATAGGATTACAGAATGTCAGTATTAAAATATTACAACACGGGAACAAGTACTTGGCAAACTGCCATTGTAGGCGCTCAGGGAGAAACAGGAGCAACCGGAATTGCAGGTGGAGACGGTGCTACTGGTGCAACTGGCCCCGGTGGTGTAGGATCAACAGGTGCTACCGGCGCAGGTGCTACTGGTGCTACTGGTGCTACTGGTGCTACTGGTGCCACTGGTTATATAGGTTCTACCGGTGCAACAGGTTATATAGGAAGTACTGGTGCAACCGGTGCTACTGGTTATGTAGGTACTACTGGTGCCACAGGAGCAACTGGATATGACGGATCAACAGGTGCTACAGGCGCGACAGGCAAAATAGGTAGTACTGGTGCTACGGGTGCCACTGGATATGATGGTGCTACCGGCGCAACTGGATTAGACGGTGCTACTGGTGCAACTGGGTATATAGGTACAACAGGCGCCACTGGCGCTACTGGTTATATAGGAACAACTGGTGCTACAGGTGCTACTGGTACAATAGGTAGTACAGGTGCTACAGGTGCTACAGGCTATATAGGAACAACAGGTGCTACTGGTGCGACAGGTAATATTGGTTCTACTGGTGCTACAGGCGCTACTGGATATGAAGGTGCAACTGGTAGTACAGGTCCAATAGGTTCTACTGGTGCGACTGGCGCAACTGGAACAACAGGTGCTACTGGATATACAGGTAGTACAGGTGCAACAGGAGCCACTGGTGCTACTGGTTATCAAGGTAGCACAGGTGCTACAGGTAATAATGGCGCTACAGGTGCTAGCGGTGTAAGCGATAGATTCGCTACAACAAGTTCATCTAGCTTAACTATTACTGTAGCAAGTAAATCATTGACTGTTGGTACAGGATTGTCATACACAAGTGGTCAAAATGTTATTATTGCGTATGACGGTTCTAATTACATGAATGGTACAGTAGATAGTTATAACTCTGGCACAGGAGCAATGGTAGCAAATATTCTTACTGTCGTAGGTGGTCCCGGCCCATACACAGCATGGCAAGTTAACTTAGCAGGATCAATAGGACAAGCCGGTGCTACTGGACTAGATGGAGCAACTGGCGCAACTGGGTCACAAGGTGATATAGGTACAACAGGTGCTACAGGTGCTCAAGGATTTGATGGTGCTACTGGTAGTACAGGTCCACAGGGTGATATAGGCACCACAGGGGCCACAGGCGCAACTGGTTTAGCTGGAGCAACAGGTGCTACTGGATATGATGGTTCTACTGGTAGTACAGGGCCAATTGGTAGTACAGGTGCCACCGGCGCTACAGGGTATATTGGTACAACAGGTGCTACAGGTGCTACTGGTAATATTGGTTCAACTGGTGCGACCGGAGCCACTGGTTATATAGGAACAACTGGCGCTACTGGAGCAACTGGTGAGATAGGTAGTACAGGTGCAACTGGTGAGATAGGTAGCACAGGTGCTACAGGTGCAACAGGATATATAGGTAGTACAGGCGCTACAGGTGCAACTGGATATATAGGTAGTACAGGCGCGACAGGTGCAACTGGTAATATAGGATCAACAGGTGCTACAGGTGCAACCGGTGAGATAGGTAGTACAGGTGCAACCGGTGCAACTGGTGAAATAGGTAGTACTGGCGCCACTGGCGCTACAGGTGCAACTGGTCTAACAGGTGCTACTGGATATGACGGATCTACAGGCGCTACAGGTCTTGGATTTAATTTTCTTGGTGATTGGGTTAGTGGTGATAGTTATGTCCCAGGTGATGTAGTAACATATCTAAACATAACATATGTTTGTATCGATGCTTGGAGTAGTACATATCCTCCTAGTTATGCTTACCCCAATGGATCATGGCAAATTATTTCTGGACCACAGGGTGCTACTGGATATGACGGAGCAACTGGAGCAACAGGTAGTACAGGTGCGACAGGTGCTACTGGTACAATAGGTAGTACCGGAGCAACAGGCGCAACTGGTACAATAGGTAGTACAGGTGCTACGGGTGCAACAGGTACAATAGGTAGTACAGGTGCTACGGGTGCAACAGGTACGATCGGTAGTACAGGTGCTACAGGAGCAACAGGATATATAGGAAGTACAGGTGCTACAGGTGCAACTGGATATATAGGCAGTACAGGCGCAACAGGCGCTACCGGGGAAATAGGTAGTACAGGTGCAACAGGTGCAACAGGATATACAGGCAGTACTGGTGCTACAGGCGCCACCGGTGAGATAGGTAGTACAGGTGCAACAGGTGCAACAGGTTATATAGGTAGTACAGGCGCTACAGGTGCAACAGGTGCTACAGGAGAAATAGGATCAACAGGTGCAACTGGCACTATTGGCTCAACAGGTGCAACAGGTGCAACTGGCACTATTGGCTCAACAGGTGCAACAGGTGCTACAGGAGAAATAGGTAGTACAGGTGCAACAGGTGCAACTGGCACTATTGGATCTACTGGTGCAACAGGTGCAACTGGCACTATTGGATCTACTGGAGCAACAGGTGCAACTGGTGAGATAGGTAGTACTGGCGCAACAGGTGCTACAGGAGAAATAGGTAGTACAGGTGCAACGGGTGCAACAGGTGCAACGGGTTATATAGGAACAACAGGTGCAACAGGTGCCACCGGCGAAATAGGAAGTACAGGTGCTACAGGAGCAACAGGTGCAACTGGCACTATTGGATCTACTGGAGCAACAGGTGCAACTGGTGAGATAGGTAGTACTGGTGCAACAGGCGCTACTGGATATATCGGTAGTACTGGTGCAACAGGTGCCACCGGTGAAATAGGATCTACTGGTGCTACTGGCGCTACCGGCTATATAGGAACAACAGGTGCTACCGGTGCAACTGGATATGATGGAGCAACAGGTGCTACGGGTGCAACTGGATTAGGTGCTACTGGTGCTACAGGTTTAACTGGCTCAACAGGTGCAAAAGGTACAAGTACAAGTTTATTCTTATACAGAGCAAAAACAATTTCTACGTCAGGTGATCCTGGTAATGGATTTATTCTTTGGAATAATGCTACTCAAGTTAATGCTACACAAATTAATATCAGTAACTTAACTGACGATGGAACTGACATTGATGTATTTTTGGCATTGCTTTCTGCTACAGAAACAATTCTTATACAAGATCAAAACGATAGTGCTAACTATCAAAATTTCGTTATAACAGGAGCTCCTACTAACAATACAGGATATTGGACAGTACCAGTTAATTTAACTAGTTCAGGCGGCACTGGTACTACTAACTTTGCTGGCAATCATCCACTATTCGTAGCATTAGTTAATGGTATACAGGGTTCAACGGGCCCAGCTGGTGCGACTGGTGCTACTGGTTATCAAGGTACTACAGGCGCTACAGGTGCAACAGGCGCAACTGGTTATCAAGGTAGCACAGGCGCGACAGGCTATATTGGTACTACCGGCGCAACAGGTGCAACAGGTACGATTGGATCAACAGGTGCTACTGGCGCAACTGGCACGATAGGTAGTACTGGTGCAACTGGCGCTACTGGTACAATTGGATCTACCGGAGCAACAGGTGCTACAGGATACATAGGTAGTACAGGTGCTACAGGTGCAACAGGTGCAACAGGTGCAACGGGTTATATAGGTGCTACCGGTGCAACAGGTGCCACCGGCACAATAGGTAGTACAGGTGCAACAGGTGCCACCGGCACAATAGGTAGTACAGGTGCAACAGGTGCAACAGGTACAATAGGTAGTACAGGTGCTACTGGCGCAACAGGAGCTACTGGATACACTGGCTCTACTGGTGCTACTGGCGCTACAGGCTACACTGGTTCTACTGGTGCTACAGGTGCAACTGGCACGATCGGTAGTACTGGCGCAACAGGTGCTACTGGCACGATTGGATCAACCGGCGCTACAGGTGCGACAGGCGCAACAGGTACAATAGGTAGTACAGGTGCGACAGGCGCAACAGGTACAATAGGTAGTACAGGAGCAACAGGTGCTACTGGTACTACAGGTGCTACTGGATACACTGGCTCTACTGGAGCAACAGGTGCCACTGGTTATATAGGTACTACAGGTGCAACCGGTGCTACCGGTACAATTGGGTCTACTGGAGCAACCGGTGCTACAGGTTATATAGGTACTACAGGTGCAACGGGTGCAACAGGTACGATCGGTAGTACAGGCGCTACAGGCGCTACGGGGTTCAATGGGGCGACTGGCTCAACTGGTCCAGTAGCAGGATCTAATACACAAATTGTATTCAATGATGCAGGTGTTGCTAATGCTAGTGCTAATCTAACATTCAACAAAGCAACTAACGTGTTAACTGTTACTGGCAACGCAATTGCTACTAATTTTGTAGGAACTGTCGCTAATGGTAACAGTAATGTATATATTGCTACAGCAAACGGAAATGTAACTATAGCGGCAGTCGGTAACACAACATTGACAGTCACTGGAACAGGTGCTAATATTGCAGGATATGCAAATATATCAGCTAATGCTAACGTAGGCAACATAGGTGGCACAGGCGCTGTATTTACTACATTGGGAGGCAGCTTAACAACTAATGCTCAACCAAATATTACTAGTGTTGGTACATTAACTTCACTTGCAGTTGCCGGTAATATTAGTGTAACCGGGCAATTAACCTCAACTATAGCCGCAGGTACTGCTCCGTTTGTTGTAACATCAAATACTCAAGTAGCAAACTTATCAGTAGCATCAGCTGGTAGTGCTACAAGTGCAACTACCGCAGGTACTGTTACAACTAATGCTCAACCAAATATTACTTCAGTTGGTACATTAACAGGCCTGACATTATCTAATGCGGCTGTAATTTCAGTAGGTTCAAATACTAATGTAGGTACATTCACTGGTAATTTCTCATTAAGTGCAGGATCAAGATTGAATGCTACATACGCTGACTTGGCAGAACGTTATGTTTCCGATCAACAGTATGAACCAGGCACAGTTGTTGTCTTTGGTGGAGAGTTTGAAGTTACTATCTCTAATGCATTTGATAGTCATTCTGCTGCAGGGGTTGTATCTACAAACCCAGCATATTTGATGAACTCGGCATGTGAAGGTGAACATGTTATTGATCTTGCATTATCTGGACGTGTACCAGTGTTAGTACAAGGTAGCGTTTCTAAAGGTGATTTAATGGTAACAGGTCCAAACGGACGTGCAGTATCAAATAATATGGCACGTGCAGGTACAATCATTGGTAAATCATTGGAAAACTTTACAGGCAACTTTGGTGTGATTGAGGTTGTTATAGGAAAATCATAAGGAATTAAAATGGTAACATTAGATTTATTGACACATATGTGCCCCAAAACAAAATCAAGTATTCTTGAAGGATACCTAGAACCACTAAACACGGTAGCAGAATACTATGACATGAATGTTAATCCAGCAAGATTAGCAGGGTTTCTAGCACAAACAGCACATGAGTCTGGTGGCTATAATTTCATTAAAGAAAATTTAAATTATAGTGCTAAGGGATTGATGGGTACATTTAAGAAGTATTTCCCAACAGAAGATATTGCAAATCAATATGCAAAGAAACCAGAACGTATTGCTAATCGTGTCTATGCTAATCGTATGAGTAATGGACCAGAAGAATCAGGTGATGGATATCGTTTCTGTGGTCGTGGACTAATTCAATTGACAGGTCGTGCTAACTATACTAAATTTGCAAATGATTTAGGTATGAGTTTGGAAGATACTATTGCATATTTAGAAACACCAAATGGTGCTGTAGCAAGTGCCGGATGGTTCTGGGATAATAATAAACTAAATCAATACTGCGATTTAGGTGATTTTGTAACATTAACTAAACGTATCAATGGTGGTACAATTGGACTAGAAGATAGAAAGCATCACTACGAATTAGCAATGCATTATTTAACAAGTTAATATGGCACAACCAACTTGGATTACCCCAGCAGGCTCTATAGGAATTTATCCTTATGGTATTGCAATGACATTTATATTGTCAGCAACTCCAGTAGCTCCAGCAGCTACCGTAACGTATACTTTATTATCCGGAGCACTGCCTACTAATTTAACATTGAAGTCAAGTAACGGATTGATAAGTGGGGTGCCTACATTAGTTACACAAAATACTACAACTTCATTTACTATACGTGCTACGGATGACTTGGGCAATATACGTGATAGAACATTCAGTATTACTGTTTCTGGTGCTGCGGTTCCACAATTTACCACTCCCGCTGGTTCATTGAAAAATGTAAATGATAGCACATGGACACAAATTCAAGTAGAATACTCTAATCCTGATACAACAAATACAGTAATAGTTGATTTGCAAGAAGGACTATTGCCCCCGGGATTTGAATTATCTGAATCAGGACTTATTCAAGGCTATGCACTTCCGCCAATTATTAATTTAACAGTACCCACTGTAACAACTGTAGCATTATCATCTAGTTCAACCACTGATTATATTTTATGTTTTGACAATTCTATAAACAGTACTATGATAGGAAGACCGGTTGTATTTACTAATACATTTGGAGATATTGTAGCCAATCAAACTTATTATATAAGAGCAGTTAATACGTCAAATAATTCATTTTCAATATCTGCTACAGAATTTGGTACTGCATTGCCACTAGCAGATGCATCGGGTACAATGAATGTTACATTACCAAGTATATCAACCGGTCAACCAACAAAAAGAACATATACATTTGTTTTAAGACTACTAAGCCCACTTGGTGGCAACATTTCTTCTTATTCAATTACCGTTACTAATCAAAACTTGCCTTTAAGTCAAGGTGGTACATTAGGTTTACAACCTAATACTAGACCACCAACTATATTAAATACAAGACCATTAGTTATTGCTCCAACTGATAATGATCCATATTATGGTTATTATATTTTACCACCTATTCCACCTACACAGGCTGCACAAATAGGAACAATTCAAAGTGATAACTACTTTGCATTTAAAGTGTTAGGCTACGATTTTGATGGAAATAATTTAGAATATATATTCTCTAACTTGCCAAGTTGGATGTCAGGTAATTCAACTACAGGATGGTTGATTGGATATCCTATATTAGATGTAAAGAGTATAATTAATTATAATTTTACAGTAAGCGTGAGAAAAGTAAATAGCCCATCTATAACATCAGGTAATTTTAATTTCTCACTTACATTAAGTTTTGATATATTAGGTAATATTATATGGATTACTACTGAAAATTTAGGGACTGTTTACAACGGTAGTATCAGTACATTAAAAGTTGAAGCAGTATCTGACACACAAGATTTACAATATAGATTAACTTCAGGATCATTGCCTCCTGACTTAGAATTGTCATCCAACGGAGAAATAATAGGTATTATAGCGGATCAACCTACATCACAAATGTTAGATGCATCCACTACTACTAATTTTAGTTTCACAGTACAGGCATATTCAACTACATATAATTCAATATTTTCTAGTAAAACATTTGAAGTAAATGTATATCAAGAATATAATCAACCAACTGACATATTGTACATAGAAGCATCGCCTAGCATACAAGATAGACAACTTCTTAATACATTATTAGATAATGACGCTCTAATAGACCCTCTATTATTATATAGACCAACTGACGTTCATTTTGGTAAAGCTACTAATGTTATATATGAACATGCGTATGGAATATATGCTAGTGATATAAATCAATATATTGCAGCAATACAAAGAAAAAATCACTATTGGAGAAATATTACTTTAGGTGAATTAAAAACTGCGGTGGCAAAAAATGATGCAGGCGAGATTATATATGAAGTGGTGTATAGTGAAGTAATAGATAACTTAGTTAATCCATCCGGTGTAAGTGTTCCTGCTGAAATAAACTGGCCTCGCCCAATAGATTTAAATTTAGGGCCGTGGTATACTAGTGTAACTAATAGTTTTACAAGCTATTACTTTGGCCAACCAGGAAGTACGCTAAGTGTAACTGCTACTGCTGCTACAACTAATCAGATTACTTGCAATTCAACTGTGGGTTTACTGTCAGGAAGGCAAATAATGTTTTCCGGGACTACTTTTGGAAACATTGAAGCAGATATTACTTATTATGTTCTTAGTGTTGATAGTACAACTAAATTCACTGTATCTACTACCCCTTACAATGGAACTGCGGTGGTATTAACAACAGCTACAGGTTTGATGGATTGTATTATATATGAGCCTACATTCTATACCAGTTTAACTCCGGGCTATGCTATAACGTTATATCCTAATAGTTTATTCAATATGCGTACACAAGTAGCAGATGTATTGGGACAAGTATTTAATAGCACACTGTTACCACAGTGGATGACAAGTCAACAAGCTAATGGTAGTACATTGGGATATACTCAAGCATGGGTTATATGTTATACAAAACCAGGATTTGGTGATACTGTTAAGACAAATATAGAAGCAAATTGGGGATATACAAACGCACAAGGTAACTTTGTACATTACTCATTGAATCAAATTAATTTTGAACTTGATAGATTTACGGTTAATAAGAGTGCCACTTATGATTGGGATAATAGGTTAACACCGCCAGCATGGACCGGATTACCAAGTGCCACCCCTACCCCTAACCCATTAAATAGTCAAGATTTCTATGTGTTGTTCCCTAGACAAACAATTTTGCCGGATGAAACGCAATACTAAATATATATAACGGAATACAAACATGAGTACAATCAACACAAACGCAATAAATGTAAATTATCCTGTTCCCGGCGTTAACAATAACAGCCAAGGGTTCAGAGATAACTTTGCCTCTATCGTAACTAATTTAAACACTGCTGGTACAGAAATTACTGACTTGCAAAATAAAGTCGTAGTTAAACAAGCATTATTAGGCACCACAATTAATAATGATATGGCTAATACGCTTATTAGTAACGCAAGCATACGTGGCTTTAGATCAACAACTTACAATTTGGGCAATGCATTAGCCGGTACTGTACTAGTTAACGTGTCATTGGGTGATGTACAGTATGGAACAGTTGCTGCAAATACTACAATCAATTTTGGTAGTTGGGCACCAACAGGTACTCAAAGTAATGTACAATTAAATCTATCGGTTTCAAATGCTAACGCTGTAATTAGTTTTCCGGGTGAATTGGTAATATCTAATGACGATGGAGTTATGTTACTTGAAAACTTTGCTAATATTGCTAATGTTCCAACCGTAACAGTTCCAAATGGAGTAACACAACTTAACTATATGATAAGTTCCACTGATTGCGGTAATACTCTTTATATTTCTCCACTCAATAGACCTAGACAATCTACTCAGATACAACAAAAACTTGTTTCTCCTAAGGGATTCCTAGGTGATGTTAATGGGGATATAGCAGTGGGTCCATCATTTAATCAATTGACAATAAGTACTACTAACGCTGCGGATTATTTTAATACAAGTGATACTACTCAACTATATACTGATTTGCCAATCGTATTCACTGGTACTAGTTTTGAAGCTAATATCACTAGCGGTACTACATATTATGTCAGAAATGTTTCTGCTAATTCATACTTTACAGTTTCATCAACGATTGGTGGCGCCAATGTAAACTTAGCCGGCGGCTCTGGTACAATGTATGCAAACCCAGTGTCGTATGCATATGTCGCTACAGACTCATATAATTCTTCATCATATGGATCATCAGTGACACAAACATATGCTAATGGTATGATAACCTTAAGTGGCAATACTGGAAGTTTAGCAAATAATGTCCCAATCATTTTTGCTGCTAATATGGGAGGATTAGTTTCAAACACTGTTTATTATGTTAAATCTTTCTCCGGTGCCAATATTACAGTAAGTTTAAGCAGATCAAATGGAGTAGCAGATACTACCGTTACCCTATCCGGTAATACTACTGCAACAACTGCAACATTCTATGTTGGTAATGATATCTGGAAAAGAATCGCACTCGCTTCTTGGTGATAAATATTTGAATGGAACATCCATTCTTAGATAAGAAAAACTTGTCCGAAAAAACATTAGAAGAAATTCAAACTAGTTTAACTGATTTGATGAATAAACTAACCTTTGCTCACCGCATAGGGAATAGACCACTTATCAATCAACTTCAAATGGTAATAGAAAGTTATCGTAATGAAGCCAGCAAAAAACTTGACGAGGTTATGAAAAAACAAAACATTCAAGGTCAAGTATCAATACAAAAAGAGGATCAAATTGGCAACAAGAATAGAACGTGAATTCGCATTCCAAGCTGGGGTTTATTTTGAAGGTGAATTCTTAATGACCATATACGAACTTGCATTAAAAATGGAAGTTGACACAGCATCTATTAAAGAACAAAATATAGCAATGGACAGAATACATTACTTCTTGCATGAATGTTTGGGCAATAGTATTTTTGTACAAGATTCAGAAAAGAAAGCTATAGAAAAGTATATGCAGGCTGATATCAAAGTCTGTACACTACCTGACGAACCATATGATCAAATTATAACCATATTGTTATTGCTTAAACTAAATGCAATAACAGAAAGAAAACTGCATATCACTGATATTTCACTTATGTCTGGATTAAGTGATGATGTTAAATTTGTATACGATGTAGAAACTGTAGCCAATCACCCATTTGGTAATAAGGGCTGGTGGAGTGATAGTTCTACTATTATGTCAGATATAACCAAATCTAATAAAAAAGATAAAATTGTTAGATTGGTAAAACAGCATAGTGATTGGGCAAGTGTTGGGTTAGATTGGGAACAAAAAGAATTTACCACTACTGAAATTATTTTCAGTAATGACCATGAAAAACAACCATTATAGTTGATTTATACAAAATCTATGCTATAATACATAGATGAAAACTGACGATTACGGACAAATTATTCTCACAGAAAATGACCTGTGCGACTTGTATATGCGTGATCCAACACGTACAATAAAAAATTGTTTAGTTGATAAGCAAATAAATTTGGATAACATCTTTCTTTCAGAAGAAAATCTACCTATATTAGTAGAATATATTGATACCAAACTATCACTAGAAGAATTTGATGAACTAAATCAATTGCAATGGCAAATGCCCCAAGAATACTATGAAATTGATATTGCTAAATGGGTATTGGATCAATGCAAAACAGAAGAAGAATTGCAACGTGCAGGTGATGAACTATTGAAGTTCCATGATAGAAATATGTTCCCGCTTTTAAAGTATTTAAAGTATCTTGTTGATACAATGCGTAGAAACAATGTTGTTTGGGGAGTGGGTCGTGGCAGTAGTGTGGCAAGCTATGTATTGTATTTGATCGGAATTCATCGTATAAATAGTTTGTACTATCAATTATCGGTAGATGAATTTTTAAAATAAGGAGATTAAAATGGCTATAGTTAGATCCGCAATGGGAAAAAGTGTTGATATGTCAGCACTAGTATCCAAAAATGAAAAAACAAGAGCAGTGGGAAATGTTAAAAATCTAAACGCACGTGGTGACACCATTGATGCATTTGGTAAAGTTATTAAACCCGTGACTGAAAAAGTAAATAATGCATACAGCAAAACAGTAGGTAATCGTTCTGCTCAACCTCTTAAAAGACCTAGACCAACAATTCAACCAGATACTGTCCCTACCCCAACACTTGATTTAGTTGAGTTAACCCCAGAAGAATTAGAACTAGAAGAATCATTGGAAGATGATTTAGAAATTGAAAAAATCAAACAAGAAGAATTACAGAAAGCCTCAAAGAAGAAATAATATGGAAAAAAAGAAATTAGCGTTTGAACCACATCGTTTTAACAAAAGCCAATTTAAACCGATTGGTGCCCATATCATAGTATGTGATATGGATTTTGATGTTAGAATATTGAGTAGCGGTATTCTATTACCCAATGATGATATGAAAAGTGCAGGTATTCGCCCTCGCTGGGGGAAGATTTATGCTATCGGTTCTGCTAACACAGACCCAGAATATCAAATTGGTAAATGGATTATGATTAGTCATGGTCGTTGGACTCGCGGTGTAGATATCGAGGACGAAGAAGGACCAAAGACTATCCGTAGAGTGGATCCAGAAGATATATTGCTTATATCTGATGAGAAAGTGAATGATGAAACATTTAGTGATAAGGTATATTAAATGATAAATTGGTTTAAGCAAAAAGTTATTCAGTGGGTTAGAGAAGATTGGCAAAAAGTACGAAATGGTGAGAACGATGCATTAGTATCTTCAAAATCTATTAATACTATTAGTTCAGGTCGTAGACTGGATCAGTCAAATGGTATGAACTTTACAATACATTCAGCTAACGGTGGATATATAATGGAGTATACTTCATATGATCCTAGAACAGAAGAACGAAATAATGCTCTACACATCATTACTAGTGACCAAGACTTGGGTCAAAGTATCGGACATATTATAACTCTTGAAATGCTAAGAAAATGAAGAATCAGCTTTGGGTTGAGCGTTATCGTCCAAAATCTGTAACAGATTATGTGTTTGTGGATGAGCGACAAAAACAACAGGTAGAAGGTTGGATTGCTAATGGTAGTATCCCTCACTTACTATTGAGTGGTGATCCAGGTACTGGTAAGACTACACTAGCTAAAGTTTTGATACATGAACTTGGTGTAGAAGATTATGATGTATTAGAAATCAATGCTAGTCGTGAGAATGGTGTCGCAATCGTGCGTGACAAGATTAATGGTTTCGCACAGACAATGCCCTTTGGTAAGTTTAAAGTCATCTTACTTGACGAGGCTGACTATACTAGTCCAGAGTTTCAAGCAGCATTGCGTAACGACATGGAAGCGTATGCTGATACAGTAAGGTTCATTCTTACTTGCAACTATGAACACAAAATCATTCCAGCATTGCGTGAAAGTCGTTGCCACAAGTTTCATATCGCTAAACCCGATCGCACAGACTATACGGCAAGGGCAGCAACTGTTCTATTGACAGAGAATGTT